GATAATTGTTCCTTGCTCATCTTTTTGCTCCTTGTTGTTTAGCAGGTTAGAGATTTCCTGAGAAATATATTGGTAGGCATGTGCCTGTCCTAACATATACTTGTATTTTTCCATGTTGTCAACGGTTCCACTTATCATTGAGTCAGCAATGTTTTGGTAGAGATCCTTTAACTGTTTTTGTATTTTAGTGATTAGTTCTATATCATACATTATTTATTATACCTTTCTATTATTTTTAGTTTTTGATCCATTAATAACGCCTTTTAATGTTTTAGCTTGACCTGCGTGTAATTTAGAAGCTTTTTTTAAACCCTTAATTACTTTTTTTATCTTTTTATTTTTGTCATTTAACATTTCCATCTCCTTCTTGCTTGACGGATACGTGAGTTAGGATCGTTCTTAGTTTTTGCAGATGACTTTTTTAATTGTCCTAGTGATCTAGCGCAGTATGATTTTCTGCGATTTGCAGCTTTCGATCCAGGCTTCACTTTTCCTGTCACAGCTGTTTTTAGTTTAGAACCGGGATTTGCGTTTCTATAGGCATTGACACCGGCCTGAGTCATACCTGCTCCAGATTTTGTAGATCTGTAGTTTTTTTTAGTTTTAGGAATAGGAGTACCTCTTGAAAAATCTTGTCGCATTAGATCATTCCTTTATAATATTTTGTGTAAGATGAATTATTTAATTTTTTACCTGCGTATGTAGAGTTGATTGCTGGTCCTGTGTATTGTGCTCCGCCATCTTTAGCAAAGGTTCTAACGTTTTCAGGTTTAGGGCCAGTGTTTGGGGCTTGGCGCTTTCGTTTGACAGCACTCGCCTTTTGCGAGCTTGACATCCGTGTGGCTTTTGCAAGTGGTACGCACTTCGGGTATGCTCTTTTGCTCCCCTTCGATCTTCCGCAAGGTTGATACTTGCCGTCCTTCTTTGGTGCTCCAATATCTACCCATTTGTCTTTCACCCATTTTCTTAATCCACCTTCTGAGTAATAATTACGCATCTCTTTTTCTTCTAGCTAAGCCTGGTGTCATGTGTCCACCACTAGCTGCTTTTTTACGGCTGCCTTTTTTTCCACCTGGTGTTATTTTACCAGAGCATACACCTGATGCATACATGTTTGCATATGCAGAAGGATAAACTTTAAATTTACGTTTAGCTGCTGATTTACCTTTTTCACAAAGTTTAGCCATTATTTTTTTCTCAACTTTTTAATCTTTAGCTTCTTTTTATATTCTTCAGTTTTTTTTAAACCT